TTGAGTTTATTATAGATAAACAAAGACTATATTGTATGCAATCAAATGATATTTTAGTTAAGTATGAGTTCAAAGGAAACGAGAAGGAATATAATCCGAGCTGGGCAGAAAGCAGTTAAAGAGCTTATTAAGGTAGCTGAGGAAAAGATCATCACTAATACTGAAGATGATGTTTCTGCAGATAGACTTAAGAATGCAGCTGCAACTAAAAAACTAGCTATATTCGATGCTTTTGAAATACTGTCTAGAATAGACGAAGAAAAAAATATGCTTGAAGATAAACCTGGAGAAACTAAAGAGAAAAGTTTTAAAGGTTTTGCTGAAGGTAGATCAAGATAATGTACGATCAGTCTTTAGTTAAAGTAATAAAAGACCATATAAAACCTAGTATTATTAAAAAAAATAATAGGTATAAAAAATGGGAGTATGGTTATGATGTTGAAAACGATATTATAATTATAGGTAAAGATGGTACTATAGGTGATGTCATTGAGATACAAAACCTAAGAATAGCATTACCATTAATACCAGAAAAAGTTTACAGTTCTTCTAAGAAAGTTGAAGAGCAAATGTGGGTTAAAGAAGAGTATCCTAAAGCTTTGTCTAAAATAAAAAGTGTATTTGATTGGGATCGTTACCCATCTAACTTTAAAGAGCAATGGTATGATTACATTGATACAGAGTTTAAAAGACGTGATAAAGGTTTCTGGTTTTATAACAAAGGTGTTCCTACTTATATTACTGGCACTCATTACATGTACTTGCAGTGGAGTAAAATTGATGTTGGCGCAGCCGATTACAGAGAGTCAAATAGGCTTTTCTTTATATTCTGGGAAGCGTGTAAAGCCGACCAGCGTTGTTATGGAATGGCCTACCTCAAGAACAGACGCTCTGGTTTTTCATTCATGGCATCAGGGGAAACTGTTAACATGGCCACAATATCATCTGATTCACGGTTCGGCATACTGTCCAAATCTGGGGCTGACGCTAAAAAGATGTTCACCGATAAGGTTGTACCAATATCCCTTAACTACCCGTTCTTCTTCAAGCCAATACAAGACGGTATGGACCGCCCAAAAACAGAGCTCGCGTACAGAGTACCAGCGTCGAAGCTTACCAGAAGAAAACTTGATCAAGGTGAAGCACCACAGGAGATCGACGGTCTCGATACCACGATCGACTGGAAGAACACAGGTGACAACTCGTATGACGGTGAAAAGCTCAAGCTCCTCGTACACGACGAATCAGGTAAGTGGGAAAGGCCGGACAACATCCTCAACAACTGGCGCGTCACGAAGACGACATTAAGATTAGGTAGTAAAATTGTAGGTAAATGTCTAATGGGTTCTACAAGTAACGCTTTAGACAAGGGTGGTGAAAACTTTAAAAAATTATACTATGCTTCGGACGTTACAAAGAGAAACCGCAATGGACAGACTAGCTCAGGATTATATTCTTTGTTCATACCTATGGAATGGAACTACGAAGGATTCATTGATGCTTATGGACTACCTGTATTCGAAACGCCAAAAGACGCAGTTAAAGACCCGCAAGGCGACTTAATAACAACAGGTGTTATAGAACATTGGGAGAATGAAGTTGATGGTCTTAAAGATGATCAGGACGGTTTAAACGAATACTACCGTCAGTTTCCAAGAACAGAAAAGCATGCTTTTAGAGATGAAGCAAAATTATCTTTATTTAATCTAACTAAATTATATGAACAGATAGATTACAATGAAGATGTTAAAAACAAAGTTTTAGTTACACAAGGTAACTTTCAATGGGCTGGTGGTATTAAAGATACTACAGTTAATTTTTATCCTGAAAAAAATGGTAGATTTCTTGTTTCTTGGATTCCACCTGCAAATCTGCAGAATCGTGTAATAATAAAAAATGGAGTTAAATATCCTGGCAATGAACATATCGGTGCTTTTGGTTGTGACTCTTATGATATATCAGGAACTGTAGACAAGCAAGGATCCAAAGGTTCTTTACACGGTCTAACTAAGTTCAGCATGGAAGACGCTCCGTTTAATATGTTTTTTTTAGAATATATATCAAGACCACCAACGGCGGAAATATTCTTTGAAGATGTACTTATGGCGTTACATTTTTATGGTATGCCTATACTAGCAGAGAATAACAAACCAAGATTACTATACTACTTAAAGCGTAGAGGTTATAGGAAGTTCTCTATAAATAGACCTGATAAACTTTACAACAAGCTTTCAGTTACAGAAAGAGAGATAGGTGGAATACCTAACTCATCAGAAGATATTAAGCAGGCACACGCTGCTGCTATTGAATCTTACATAGAAGATTATGTAGGTTTAAAAGAAAATGAATATGGAAGTATGTATTTCCAAAGAACACTAGAGGATTGGGCTAAGTTCAATATAAACAATAGAACAAAGTTTGATGCAACAATAAGTTCAGGATTAGCTATAATGGCTTGCAATAAAAATAAATATACTCCAGTTCAATTAGTAAAAAAAGATCCAGTTAGTTTAAGCTTCGGCAAATACGACAACACAGGTCATACATCAAAAATAATAAAATAGATGATTTACACTAATGTTAATAGTTCATTTCCAAGTCAGGTTGTACCAGACGTAGAAAAGAATACTTTAGATTACGGTTATCAAGTTGGTAGAGCCATTGAAAATGAATGGTTCAGAGGTGATCGTGGCTTAGGAGCTGGTGGTCGCTTTGGAAACAATTGGCAGGATTTCCACAGATTAAGGTTGTACGCTAGAGGCGAACAGTCTGTAGCTAAATATAAAGATGAATTATCTATTAACGGTGATTTGTCTTATCTTAATTTAGATTGGAAGCCTGTGGCGGTATTGTCTAAATTTGTAGATATTGTTGTAAATGGAATGACAGATAAAGGTTATGAAATAAAATCATTTGCCAACGATCCATTTGCGTTAAAACAAAGAGTTCAATACGTGTCTGATGCTATACAAGACATGGAAAGTAGAAATCAAATAGAAAAATTAAACGAACTAACTGGACAAAACTTTTATTCTAGTATAAATCCAGAAGCTTTACCAAACGACGAGAAAGAACTAGAGCTGTACATGCAGTTGAGCTATAAGCAGTCTATTGAAATAGCTGAAGAGGAATTAATTGAAAATGTATTTAACTATAATAAATACAATGAAGTAAAGAAAAGATTAGCTTACGATCTAGTGACTTTAGGTATAAGCTGTGTAAAGACAGATTTTAATCTAGCAAACGGTATCACTGTTGATTACGTAGACCCAGCTAATCTAGTTTATTCTTACACAGAAGATCCTAACTTTGAAGATATATATTACGTTGGTGAAGTTAAAAGCGTAAGTTTAGAAGAAGTTAAAAAACAATTTCCATACCTAACTGATAGTGAGTTAGATGAAATACAAAAATACCCAGGTGATTCTAATTACACTAGAAACTACAGAGGTCAAGACGATAACTACAACAATATACAGGTTCTTTATTTTGAATACAAAACGTATAATAATCAAGTATTTAAAATTAAACAAACAGATCAAGGTTTAGAAAAAGCTTTAGAAAAGCCAGGTGATTTTAATCCACCTGAAAACGAAAACTTTGAAAGAGTACATAGAGCAATAGAGGTTTTATACAGCGGCGCTAAGATATTAGGTCACGAGAAAATGCTTAAATGGCAGCTCTCTGAAAATATGTCAAGACCTTATAGCGATCAAACTAAAGTTGAAATGAACTATGCTATATCAGCACCTCGTATGTACAAAGGTAGGATAGAAAGCTTAGTAAGTAAGTGTGTAAGCTTTGCTGATATGATTCAATTAACACACTTGAAAATACAACAAGTACTATCCCGTATGGTACCAGATGGTGTATTTGTAGATGTCGATGGATTATCAGAAGTTGATCTTGGTAATGGTACAAACTACAATCCTCAAGAGGCTTTAAATATGTACTTCCAAACTGGTAGTATAGTTGGTAGATCTAAAACAGTTGATGGTGATATGAATCCTGGTAGGGTTCCTATTCAAGAATTACAGACTTCAAACGGTCAAGCTAAAATAGGTGCATTAGTACAAACGTATCAATACTACTTACAAATGATACGTGATGTGACAGGATTAAATGAAGCTCGTGATGGTAGTCAGCCAGACAAGAATGCTTTAGTAGGATTACAGAAGCTAGCGGCAGCAGCATCAAACACCGCTACTAAACACATACTACAGTCTCTTATGTATCTAACTATTAGAGCCGCTGAAAATATAAGTTTACGAGCTGCAGATATGTTAAGCTTTCCTCTTACTAAAAATGCCCTGATAAGTTGTATAAATCAATACAACGTAGGTTCATTGCAGGAAATAGAAAAATTAAACATGCATGAGTTTGGTATTTTCTTAGAGTTAGAACCAGATCATGAAGAGCAGCAGTTGTTAGAACAAAATATACAAGTAGCTTTGCAAAGTGGTCAAATAGGTTTAGAAGATGCTATCGATATTAGACAGATTAAAAATATTAAATTAGCAAATCAGTATTTAAAACAGAAACAATCTGAAAGATCTGAAGAGCAAAAAGCTGCTCAACTAGCTAACATACAAGCACAAGCCCAGGCAAACGCTCAAGCTTCTGAACAAGCTGCCTTAGCTGAAGTACAAAAACAACAAGCTCTTACAGAGACTAAATTACAGCTAGAGCAGGGTAAGTCTCAGTTTGAAATACAAAAATTAGAGCGTGAAGCTCAAATAAAGCAAATGCTAATGGAGCAAGAATTTGGATATAACATGCAATTAGCTAAAGCCAGAGTTGATGCTGAAACTACTAGAGAGAAAGAAATAGAAAATCGTAAAGATGAACGTGCTAGAATTATAGGTACACAACAATCTGAAATGATTTCGCAAAGACAAAACGATGAGCTTCCTAAAAACTTTGAATCGTCTGGTAATGACGCGTTAGGAGGATTTGGACTTGAACAGTTTGAGCCTCGATAAAAAAATTTTCAATTATTTAATTATATTATATTATGTCAGAAGAAGTAAAACAAGAAGGAGAGTTTAAAGTAAAAACCCCTTCTAAACCTAAAAACTTAGGTAAAGCAAATGAAGTAACTAAAGTTGAAATACCAAAAACATCGGTAGAATCTCAAGGCGAAGTTATACCTGAAGTTACTAAAGTAGAAATAAAAAAAGAAGATGCCGTTCAAACACAAGAGACAGATGATAGCAATGTTATTGTCGAAAAGCCCGAAGACAGTGGCGACAGCAAAGAAGTGGTTGAAGAAGTACGGACCACCGAAGAAGCAGTAGAATCTCCATTGACTTTAGTTGATGAAGAAGAGGTTAATAAAACTGTAGAATCTGTAGACAAAGCTGTAGAAAAAGCGGAGCAAACAGGTAAACCGCTACCAGAAAATATTGAAAAGCTAGTTTCGTTTATGG